TCTTCTTTATCTATTTTAATATTATATCTTCTAGGCAATCCCATCTTAGTATTAAGGACAGTTCCGAATTTTTTTTTTAAAACAACTAAACAAGATACATATGTAATTAATTCTTTGATATAATTAACTTGATAATATTGATGAATAGATGAATTTTTAACATAAGATATATGATCAATATAATCTCCATCAAACTTAGACTGTCCTGCACTATTTTTCGAAAATTCTATTTCTTCTTCTAAAAATAGTGTATCATTTAGTGAATTATCTACAGATGTATCCTGTATTCCTAATAAATCTGTACAGTTAATTATAGTATTAACGTTTGGAAGAGGGGTGTTATTATTAAGAATAACCATTTTATAATTTATACATATATTTTTTTTTAAGGAAAAAGAAAAAAACTAAAGGGTAGATTACAAAAAATTAGAAATAAATCATTGTCTCCAATTAGATATAAATCTAATGCTGATGCACACATTAATAATAGATTTATGATATATCAAGATTTACCTGGCTTTAAAGAAACATTTCATACAATGAGTAAAGTAATGGAAATCCCATTAAGAGATTCTAGATATATATATAATGGTATTGAAGAAAGAAATAAACATATTATAAATTATATTAATTTATATGATAGCATGAATTTTGAAATTGATTAATTAAATCTATGATACAAATAAAGACTATATCCTAATAAAAAATATAGTATTATACATTTTTCTATTCTATATTCTTCATATTCTAATTTTAATTCTATAATTGGTGGCATATTATACATTTTAAATTTGTTATTCTTAAATATGATTTACCTACCTTCAGGTTTAACATAATCATATCCAAGAAACTTAAACACATCTTTCTCTGTAACACATTTGTTCTTAATCACCTTTTTTGTTTCACTATCCTTAAGGCAAAACTCGTTCAATGTTTTCCCTTGTTCAAGAAGTTCGCCTCTCATCTTAACATTAAATTCCATTGAGCCAGTGAAATACAAGATAGCAAATGGATATTCTTCGGACTTTGTAAACATGATATCAATTCTGCGTCCAATACCATTATTCCATTTAGCAATACCCATAAACTTCTTGTTTCCTTTTGACAAACTTTCGCAAATATAAGGACATCCATTGCCATCACAATCTCCCTTAACTTTGGAAAGTTCTTCAATGAACTTATTGTAAATAGAATTGTTTTTTACTGAAGGCGTTTTGATAAGGATATCAATATCACCACTTTCAGCCTTTCCTCTCCTATAAGAACCTGTGATTGTAAGATCAGCAGTAGAATCAATCGATTTCAATGTTTTCTTCAAAAACTTTTCATGTTGAACAATCTCTTCTCTCGGGATTCTTTCATTAATATCTTCATACCAATTAAGACCCTTCATCTGAGTGTTATTCAGAAGTTCATCAATATCCATGCGATTCTTCAAATCTTCGATACTAGTAATCCCCAAATCGGAAAGCTGTTTGGCCTTGACAGCACCTACACCATGAATATTCATGAAGATTTCCCTCGGGTCTTTAAAGTCCTTAATATTTTCATACATCGGACATGTCCCAGTAGTCATAATCTCCATTGCTTTGTCAACTAGCTTCTTACCAACTCCTTTCACCTTAAGAAGATTTTCTGGTGTAACATCGCAGTCATTCTCCATCTGTTTCAAAGCCTTAATAGCTTTGTTATATGCTGCTGCCTTAAAACCCTCGCCATTAGCACGCTCATGCTTAGACATAGCTTCAAAAATCTTAATACAATTCTTCAACTTTTCATCAGAATCACATACATCCATATCACTTGGTTCACGAAGATCTACATCATCTCTTACTCTCATGTATCTAGCAAATCTAAACTTGCCAGTATCTGTAAATGATGTATAACCAATGGTAATAATTGTTCCAATTGGGTGCGTCTGTTTGTAAGAAGCCCTAATAGAATCATTCATACCAGAAGTAGCAAATTCATGATTTTCATCGGTGTCAATGATTTGGTAATTGCCCTTATTAATAAGAGGCTTACACACAAAAGCACCAAGTTTACCCTTATATTTCCCAGTGCCCTCCTTGTAATCGACGATGATTGCTTCTGCATCTAGAGAAGGCTTGTACTTTAGCAGATGGTTTGAGCGCTTGCCCTCGTATTCAGACCACGGATTCTTAAGCATGATACCTTCGCCACCCATATCAAGGATTCCCTGATAGAATGACTTCATGTGCTCAATGCTCTCAACTTCATAGTGCTTTGTGAGGACAAGTGGGCAAGAAACATCCTTAAATTCTTCACCAAGTGTAAGCTTGTATTCTTCCCAGTGCTTTTCTGCTTCCTTGACAATCCCCTCCAAAGCAACATATCTATCATAAAATTCACCCTCCATTTCAGGGGCATCATATACATAGAATTTGATCGACATCCAGTCTTTGTCAACTGGAATTTTCTTTCTTGCAGCACCCATTTTCTGAAATCCATCGCGACCACAGAAAAGTTCTCCATCGATATGGATATTTGGCATTGCGTTGATAAACCATATTGGAGCTACGTATGGTTTGTTTTGCCTAGACCAAAAGCTTCTTGTTTTGGGGTTATAACGACCTCGATAACCATCGAGTTTCTCAGACATCAACCAACCTACAGGGGCAAAATGTTCCTCTTTTCCCGAGAATTCTCTAGGGATTTTCATAGCATCCGCGTACTCTTTTGCAAGCATGAATGAGAGTTGAGAAGACATATTTTATATAAGTTAGTAATATCCTTTTATGTAATAAAAAAAGATAAAATATTTTCAAATTTATTAAAGAGGATTATTTAAGATATATCGGTAAAATATATTGTAATTCGGTACAATTAAGTCCATTATTACCTAAATATAAATCAATGAATTTTTTAGTTTTTTCTGTTTTTAAAGATTTTATGATATCATTATATTTTTTTAATAATTCATCTTTTGGTATTAATTTTTTATATCTAATGAAAATCAAATGATTTTCTATTAAATATTCTTTATCCATATCAATTAAACAATACTCAAATTTATAATCGCCTTTACCAAACCCCCTATTTACCAATAATAATGGTTCCGTATAGCCTGGTTTATCAATGTAATGTTTTTTTTTAATATTTTTATGCTTCGCCTCAATTAGTTTATGATCCACTACATCCGAACTATATATTAATCGTGTTTTAGTTCCATCATCTATTAATGTTTTATTATTTTTTTTCCCAGCAACAGACCAATCAATATTACCCACATGTACACTATATCCCAATTCGTTTAACGTAATTGCTCCTGTTAGTAATTCTTTAATTTTACAAGTATTATTTACTGTATTAAATGATATAAAATCTCCTATTCTATTAATATATCTTGAATTATCATTATCAATATAATTATTTTGTATAACTAGTATTACTGTATCTTGACCTGTTTCAATGTATTTTTCAGAAGAGCAGTCTATAAAATCTATTATATTATAATATTTATCAATGTGTTCTCTCATTTTATTATAATATAAACAATTTGTAACACTTTTTGGCAATACAAATAGTAATATACCATCGTATTTAAGTTTATCCAATGAATGTATTATAAATTCTACAAATATATTTGGTCTTCCACTATAATAATCTTGATAATATTTATGAACATCTCCTTTCTTTCTAACAAAATAAGGTGGATTTCCAATAATTAGATCATATAATTTATTATTATTGATATCATATTTTATATAATCTTCATTTAATAATTCTACATTATTTTTAAATTCTAAATTTTTAATAGAATTAAAAATATCTTTATTATATTCAATTCCGGTAATATTAGTATTAAATTCTTTATCAATTGCGTTTATAATTTGACAACTCCCGCAAGATGGTTCTAATGTTTCTAGTATCTTTCCAGGTTCTATGAGATTTTTTATTATTTCAATAGATTTTTTTATAATATTAAATGGTGTGAAGAATATCCCTTGTGATTTTTTAATTTTTTCATCTAAATTTTTCGTTATAGTTATAGATAAATTGTCGAATTGTTCGTTCATACTTTTATAATTTAAAATAAAAAATATTTCAAATTATATCTTAACTTATCCATAGTTTATTTACTTACCTTATATAGTTTATTTACTTACCTCACCATTTTTATTTGCCAAGCTGGGTTAAGGACTCCGGCATGATTTCGCCACCTTAATAACATATGTATTGTAGAATTTGTATTTGTTTTTAGTACAACTGTATTTTTTAGTTTATTCCTACCACTCTTAAGTTCTTTTATACCAGTTGCTACAATTTCTTCATTATCAATTGCATCTACATGAAATAATCCATCTTTAAAACACATATACTGTTTTCCATTTTGCGTTTTATAAAATTTAGCATTTAGTTCTTCGATGTTCATTCGTCTTGCATTATCAACTAAGTAATCATTGATAGATTTATCCACAATTTTCTTCTTTTCCTTAATTTTTCCTTTCTCATTCGTGTATATAGTGTTAAACCAATCTAATTTACTATAATTAGTTTGTGTTACATTTTTCAAATATTCGCCTTTTTCGGGTTTATCAACTTCGTATAGTGTTGATATATCTTGAATACATGTATCGTAGAAATATTCAGAGTAATTAGTATTAAAATTAGATGAAAGTGATAGAAATTGCGGACAACCTGTAACTTTACTACAACCATATTTAAATTCAATATGTTTAACTACTTTTTTGCCCGACACTGTAAATTCAAAATCAAAGTCATAGTTAAAAGACCTCCCACCCTTAAAGATACATTTAATACTGTCATACTCGCTATAACAATATTTTCCAATATAAGCAAATAATTCTTCTTTTAATTCTTGCCATTCATTTGTTTCATACCAGCCTTGGGGTATGATATCATTGACTAGAGCATAAATAATAATTTCTCTCTGTTTATTATTTTTATCATTATTCCCTCTCCCTTTAGGTTTATTAAATAAACTATAATCATCTTTATTTAAAATTGTATCTTTGCCTTTAATTGAGATAATGATTTTTCCTTGATATTCCCCATTATACCCATTCGCACCGCACCCATCGATATTATTCCCGTTGGCATCATATCCATCACCATCATATCCATCGATATCATACCCACACGCATCATATCCATCGCCATCATATCCATCGTTATCATATCCATTGGCATCATATCCATCCACATCATATCCATCAATATCATACCCATCACCATCATATCCATCGTTATCATACCCATTTGCTTCATAACCTGCAGACATATCTTATTGTGTCAAGATAACTATTTACTACCATAAATTAGAAAATTTTCAAATTTTCAAATTTATTAAAGAGAATGTGTTAAATATATAATGAAGTTCACGTAGTAGATGACTATACGGTCGTTGGGTTTAATAGTTTAAATGTAAAACTGTATTTTAAATGTAAAACTGTATCTGGAAATAAAAAAAATAGTCCTATTTTTTTTACACACACTTTTTTATTTACAAGTTTATTCTTCTTCTTCTACAACAAATGTATCTTTTAGACATTCTTCGGTTCCCTTCTTTCTCTTTTCTTCCTTTTTCCTAACTTGTGCTTCGTCTATTTCTTTCCATATTTCTACAACTTCTGGACACTCTTTAATTTCCATTGTCCTTACAATCAAACTATACTCAAATGGATCATCATCGCTATCATATACGGCATATACGCGGGCATATTTATATTTTTCACTTGATGGAGCATAATTACTAAGTGGTTTTAGATTATTTAAAGTCTTTTTCATTCCAGCAAAATTTGTATGGACTTTCTTTTCCACAATAGTACACTCATAGAAATCTCTATCATTTTTTTTTGGCATTGCTCTGCCATCTAGATCTTTCCCTGTAAATGCTTTGTAAAATGATTTGACCTCATCTAATACTTCCTCATCTTCGCCATCTGAAACTAGGAATCTTTTAAGTTTATGGACAGTAGCATGCTGTTCAAGCTTAGCATACATCCTTTCCTTTGGAACTTCTTTCCTCCTAACAGGAACTTTTCCAACAACTTCTTCTTTACATCTAACAGAACCTTTCATATCCCTATCAATGATATCAATCTGCTTTTCATACTCCAAACAGCTTTCAATACATTCTTTACTATTGGAATACAGTTTTGTTTTCTTCTTGTTTTCTGGGTGTTTCCACCCAATATAGTTAAACAAGAATCGACAAAGCTGATATTGGACATCAGGATTCTTGTTATACTGTTCGTGTGAAAAGATTACATTGTCAAAATTCCCAATTTCTTCGTTAATCAAAGTAACACTCATTCCAACACAATGGAAACCAGTGATGAAGATTGGTTTCCCAGGATACTTTTCGATAATACCCTTAACCTGGTCAGCTGGTTCATTATTGTGTGGAATTTGGGTGACCTCCACCTTTCCAGTAGATTCATCAATAACACATTCATTTGTGCCTTCACCATTAACAACAATAACAGCTGACCCTGGATATATGTCAAGGATAATTTTCATTATAGCAAAGTGGGTAAGTTTTCTACAGTAACCTGGAACAAAGTTCAATGTAAACTCGTTTTCCTTAATCGCCTTACCCTTCAATTGCCCTAGAAGGTGCTTTACATAGGAAAGATGTCTGTGTTCATTGCCAAGCTGAAAATAGTAGTTTTCACCATACCATTCCACAGATTTGCCTGCTTCCAATGCTGCTCTTTGCTTATTATTGCCCCAAAGCTTGACAAAATCATCTGGAATAGTCTTATCAATCAGTGGTGATTCTTCAACAGAAATAATGCGAGAACAATCTTTCACACCAAAATACTTGTCAGACCTCATAATACCAAACTGTTCTTCAACATCTACGATATGAATCCTCTTAAACAAGTCGTGTTGACGCTCGTGTTCTTCTACCCATAGATTAAACGGGGTAGCAGTATACATGTAAACCCTTTCAACTGTTTGATAACTGTTCATCGTTAGTATCTGTTCTCTGTAAGGGGGGACATAAGCATGTGCTTCATCAATATGAATTACAATCTTCTTAGTGAAACTCTTTGAATCATCGAGTTCATCAATCAATTCTAAGATAGACTTATCAAACCTTTTAGGATGAGCACACATAATAATGTTCTCAATACCATTTTTGATATGATTCTTTACACCCACAACATCTTTCGAATGATTGTATTTTCCTTCTTTTTTGCCCCTCGAATTGAAAACACAGATATTTCCTTCAAACCTTTCATTCGCCCTTTCGAAGAACTGGAGGTTAGACTTGATTGTATTCATCGTGATGATAAGATGAACACAATCTTTTTCATTCTCGATGTTTTTCAAGCAAATGAAAGTCTTACCCTCCTGAGGTTTTCGGATGATCGCGTAAAAGTATTTTTCATCTGAGATATCACTCATTATAAAATGAGATAATAAGGTTGGATTTAAAGAAGAATCAAAAATTATTTCAAATTTTTAAAAGAGAAAAATAATTTATATGATAATTATATATGAGCGAACTTCCAAGTGAACATAATACTTATGAATATTCATCAGTTAATCCAATTCAATTATTAGTCGCTAATACAGGTTATGGGAATTCAACTCACGATAATATAGCTGTTTATTCTTTTGCTATTAAACCAGAAGAACATCAACCGTCTGGAACATGTAATTTTTCTAGAATAGATAGTGCTAGATTAGTAATTAAAGGTGCTCCAAATGTTCAAGTTGGCGATGAAAATTGTTGTTGTTGTGACCAATATGATGTCTATGCCATTAATTATAATGTTTTAAGGATTATGAGTGGAATGGGTGGATTAGCGTATAGTAATTAATTTTTAAGATTAATTTTTAATATTATAATATTTATAATAGTATTATAATGGGAGGTGGATTATTACAATTAGTTGCTTATGGAGCACAAGATATATATTTAACAGGTAATCCACAAATTACATATTTTAAAACTGTTTATAGAAGACATACTAATTTCTCAATGGAATCTATTGAACAAGTATGGAGCGGTGATCCATTATGTGGTAGAGCAACATCAACTATAAGTAGAAATGGTGATTTAATCCATAAATTATATTTACAACAAACTATTAATGTTAAAACAACTAAAGAAGCATTAGATAATGAATTAGAATGTTGTGGAGATGATGGAAATGCTAATAGTGGTGGTATTTATATATATAATCCAACCCACACTGGAATTGAAAATATTGAAATAGAAATTGGTGGTCAATTAATAGATAGACATAGTGGGAAATGGATGGAAGTATATTCAGAATTAACAGAACATAATAGTGCTGGTATATTAAGTATGGTTGGCTCTAATGGAGGAACTAAATTTCAAAATATGAGTAGAGGGGGTGGAACAATTGTAACTAGTTTAGGTTCTATAATAGATAAAGTTGGATCAGGACAATCTATAAATATTGAAAATTTATTAAATAATGAAGAAACCATATTTAATGGAGAAAATTGTATCAATACTAAATTTGATGCATATGTTCCATTACGATTTTGGTTCTGTAGAAATCCGGGTTTAGCTTTACCTTTAATAGCATTACAATATCATGAAGTTAAAGTTAATTTAGAATTAAATAAAAGCATAGTTACAAACGAGGCCCTATGTTTCGGTAATCAAATTCAATATGAATGTAATAGATTATTTGCTGATTATATTTATTTAGATACCGATGAAAGGAGAAGGTTTGCTCAAGTAAGTCACGAATATTTAATTGAACAAGTTCAACATATTAATTTTAAAAATACAGGTGGTGATTTAAATTTAAATTTTAATCATCCAGTTAAAGAAATTATATGGACTGGGGGTCAAAATGATAGAACAGGGTTATTTGGTAAATTACCGGGAAGTTCAACCGATTATATAAAAGATGATTATTATAATGAGAACAATGTTAAGTATAATTTAGAACTTAATGGTCAACAAAGAATGAGTGAGAGGCCTTTAGAATATTATACTAAACAACAGGTATATGATTATCATACAGGGAATCCAGTTGGGTCAGGAGATCCATTTATAAAAAAAGATTGTTGTTTAAAATATAATACAAACTATATAGACCCACATTCTTATAGGAGAAAAGGTGGAACTATAAATGAAGGTTTAGATGAACCATTTTCCAATGTATTATATGTATATAAAAATGAAACGAGTGAACCTTTATCATCTCAAAGAATAAATACTGATAGGGTATCTTTATTAACGGGTGAAAATATACTAACGAAAGATAATGAATTTACATTGGCTCAAGCAGGTTCTAATATTTTGTATATTAAATTAAATGAAAATGATATAAACGGTAACTTTTGTATTAAATTTGTATATGAAAATATACGTTTATTTACTTATAATAAAGAAGATCAAATTACTACTGAAGAAATTACAAACTCTGATGGGTTTTATATGATAAATACTGCAGATTTGAATACAAATTTCTATTATATTAAAGAAAATGTAGAAATAGAGAATAATATTGACGAAGTTCGAATTAGTCAACCAATTGAATTTATATTTGATGAAAGACAAAAACCATTATTAGATAATACTATAAATATACCGCAACCTGTTCAAAATGACTTGACAGAGATCGACAATATAGAAAATGGTTTATATTTTAAATTATATGCAGGGGCAAATACAGTTACAACTAGTTCAAAACGTTATAAAATATCTTTTGAAGATAATGATGCACAATATAACGTTAAACTATCAAGTGCCAGCTTTATTAGTAAAGATAATCCAACTATTGGAGATGCTCCGGCTTTATTTATTGCATTAGAAAGTGTAAGTGGTGGCTTAATACAGACTCAAGAAGTAGAAGTTTCGCATTTAATAAATATTACAGATCCTTGTATTAATACTAGTACAGTTATAAACACAATTGATATAGATAGTGGTTCTATTGTTTTGAAAAAAAATATTAACACAGTAGAGTTAGGATCGTCGTCATATTTAAAGTTTGCTCCTTGTACCGATAAACCATATATACAATTTAGTGTAAGTGGAGAGATGTCAAGCAAATATTATATATGTTTTGATAATGGTCCGGGTAATTGCGAAGAGGGAGCTGAACCTGCCGGTTTAGATATTATATATCAATTAACATTTATAGTTACTGCCTCCACGGAGTATCCTATAAACCAATTCTTGGGTGCACCGAAATTAAATTTTTTTGAAATAACAAATTTACCAGAAAATTCAGATTATATATTTCGACTCGATAATTATACATATTTTAAAAATACTAATGGTGTAATTTTAAAAAAAAAAGGAAATATTGAAACAACGATAATAGAACACAATTGTAAAAGTAATTTTAGAACTGTATTTAATATTTCTGGAAATGCATCATTTACAATTGATAATATAAATAAAGATATATATTATACATTTAGTAATAATTATCAAAAATTACCTAAAAATATATTTTTTTCAACAAAGGGACCTAAAGATACATCAAGTTGTTTACCTAAAGGCTCAAAAGGGTTAATTCCAGAAAAACAAGAATATATAAATACTAAAAAGTGTAAAGGTTCTGATATAACTCATGTAAAGGAAAAATTAGATATAAATAATGATAGTTCTTATTTAAAAATTAATTTTACAATAGATGATTGTTTAGTTAGTAATTTAGGAACACAGGCTGAAGTTTATCATTTTATAAATACATATGATGACGGAGTTGTTAAAACAAATCAAACATTTCAATATAACCCGAATTCATCTGGTATAGTAACAATTAATAATAGTGGTGAAAATTCTATATCTGGTGTAGGGATATTATTAGACAATGTAGTTGATGTATCTAGTAGCACTCAGGGTTTCTATAATCAATTTATACCAATACAAGACAGTCATGTTATAAAATTAAATGCAAATGCTACATATACTAGTGTTAGAACATTTATTTCTTTTATCCCAAGTGCTTCAATGTCACCAAACAGTGCTAGTGGTAGTCGCGTATGGCCAAGAACTGAAGGTAATAATGGTATTACTCAACCTGATAGTGATATAGCATTTCCATTTATTTATATTGAGTGGGATTATGATTATAAAAATAAAGTATTTTTCCCAGATATAACAAATGTTGATAGTTTTAGTTTTCCAACAGAGTTATTCTTAAATGTTGATGGTTTAGATATTCCGGGTTATTGTGGTATTAAAATACCAAATAAAGTTAATAGTTTATCTATACTTCAAGACATGAATAAAAGAATAAAAAGCATTGAAAATAGAATGGATTCAAGTGTAAATATAAGTGGTTTAAAAGCTTGGACTAGTCCCAAATTAGCATTACAAGATACATTTAAATTAGATAATAAAGATTATAAATATAATTTTATCATACCCCCAAATAAATCCAATGCCACAAATCCAAATTTTAAATTCTTTTTAGATTATTTTGATGAATATATTAAATCCTCGGCAAGTAATTTAACTAAAGGAGTAGATATAACAGATTATTCATGTTTAGATAATAGTGATATAAAATTTAAAGTGATTAGGAAAAAAAGATCACCTGTATGTGAAAAATTTATGGATCCAAATAGCCCATTCTTTAAAAATAGCATAATTAGAAGAATCTATAAAGAAACATTAGATGAACTAATGGAAAAGAAGAATACAGAAGGACATCTTATAATAGGCAATCCTGATATTTGGAATAAATCTAGTAACAAATATACAATATATGAAAATGGGAACAGCACTAGCAGTAATACATGTGAAAATATATCAAGTACTGATGAATTTTTGAGATTTGAAATTCATTTTCAAACTCCTATAAATGTTTCTTATTCTATAAAAAAAGATAAATATATATCTGCACCAGGTATTAAATATTTTTCATATTGGTTACCATATGAATTAATATATAATAACTCAATAAATATAATAGGAAATGATGTATTATGGAATAAATTTATACAAGTAGTAGGCAACCCGGACCTGGATGGCAGTACTGACTTTGGTAATTGTATTATATCCGATTATTATAAATATAATTATCCTAATAATATAAATAAAAATTGTATTTATAATCTAAATGCTACTGGATTATATAATCAATTTATATGGAATCCTGAAGATAAATCTGTAGACACAACTGGAGTTAACGCGGGGCCAATAACTTCTCCTGCAATAGTTGATGGTAAAGAACTTTTAACCGGTTTTGAAGGAGATTATAATCAATTAAGACCAGATTCATTTTGTAATATACTTGAAACATCTATATGTAGAGGCGTTATTCATTTACCAAATAAAGATTATAATATAGATAGAACAAAATCTTATAATAATTTTGATGGAGATATAATAAATAATGTTAGGTGGGATAATCCAGATGTATTTTATGGAAGAAATAATAGTTTAGGTAATGATAAATATGGTATTGTAAAACCTGCAGTTACATCTTCTACTGCAACAAATATAAAAAACAAAGGTTATGCTCAAGCATACCATATGTATTCAGCAGTATTACATGATAATGCTTATGATAGAAGGATTTATGCTTTAAGTTTTGATGATACAGGTGATAGAGCTTCATATCTTCCTATAAAATTTGATAGTGATAAAAATAAAATTATAGAATTAAAAGTAAATATTGAATTAAATAAATTTAAAATTTAAAAATGAATTATTTGTAAATAATCAAATTCATAAACTGGTCATAGTAGATCCCGCCCTTACAAATCCGCCAGTTTTTACATTTTTCATTTTTACCCATCTTACACCTTTGCTATATTTGGTATTTTTCCACCAATTACCATCTTTTCCTTTCATAATTGTCCCTTCTTCAGTGCAATGAGCACAATGACCTAAACCTTTGGGAGAAGGTTCTGTCCCTTTAAATTTCTTTTTTTTATCACAAATACAATGTTTTAATGTTGGTCTAGAACGCGGTTTAGATATTGTTCTTTTCTTTTTTGTTTGACTTCTTTTTTGTGTTTTAATCTTTTTTCTACATTTATCTTTTATATTTTCACATTTATCTTTATGAAATGTTCCCTTTTTTGTACACCTTTTACCATCAGCTTTTGATAAACCACATCCTCCTTTCTTTTTACTTTTCTTTTTAGATTTTTTTATTAAATCAGAAAATTTATATTTACCACCTACCATTTTTTTTGGAATATTCCGAGTCATTATAATATATAATATATAATAGTTATAATTTAATAATATTCTTCATCTTCTACCATTTCTTCTTTTTGTTCTTCATTAAAAGGTTCATTATAATCACTCACAGAATATATAAATTGTATAAATGGATATGAAGTATCTCCCTTATTATGAAATAATTTAATATTTAGTGATTTAGAATAATCTCTAAAATATGTATAAAGGTTTATAATATCTTCGGAATACATTGAATTATAATGTTCATAATACTCTTGATCTATATCCATGTCATTATAGTCATATTTAGTTGTTGGTAAAACATATTCACAGTAAACAAAAAATTTGAATTTTTGATATAATTCTTTATTATCTATAAATCTTTCCAAATCTTCATTTGAATCAATCCAATCGCGGAGTCTTACATAGATTTTAAATAAAAAATTTTCATAATATTCATTTGAATAAGAAATCTTTGTTGATACCCAATTTTTATATTCTTGTTTCATATTAAATTATAAAGATATATTAATATATTAATATAAACATATGAAAATTGCTATAACTGGAAAAATGTGTTCAGGAAAGTCTACGATTGCTAATATGATACAACAATTCGATAATGAATATGATACATATTCATATGGACAAAAAATCAAAGATATAGCAGTAGATTTATTTAATATGAGAAATAAAGATAGAACTTTACTAATTAATATAGCTTCAAAATTAAGAGAAATAGATGAAGATGTATGGTCTAAATATATAGTAAATAAGACTAGATATAAAAAAAAATGTATTATAGATGATTTACGATTTCAAAATGAATTAGATATGTTAGATGATACTTGGAAAATTATAAGGTTAACAATCAATCCTGAAGATCAAAAAGAAAGAATAAGGAAAATTTATCCAGATAATTATGAAGATCATTATAGAAATATGGGACATAATTCAGAGAAAGCAAATTTAGATTTATCTAGAAGAGATGTCGTACTTGATATTAATACAAGTGAAGAAAATTATGATCAAATTAAACATAAATTATTTCTATTAATAGCTAAATCTAATTAGATATAGAAAATATCATTAATATAGCAGTTACAGCTGTTGTTATAATATTTGCTTGAATTTCTTTAATATTATTTATTTTTTCTACATCATCCCATTTTTCACAATTATTGCTTGTCATTACATGTAAACTAAATGTAAATATTATATATATTAAACTCATATATACTAAATATTGTATACTACTTTGTGAACCTCCTCTAGTTAAACCATCATATACATCTTTATGGACTGTCCCATATCTAAAACCATCCATAACCATATATAAATAAAACTGCCAAAAACTTAAGATTAATGTTGATATAAGTCCTTGACTGATAGATATTTCTCCATCATTTGGTATAAACCCTAAAATAGAAAAGTTCTTACATATATTTATAATATAATAGGCTGCATAAGATACTAATGCAAATGTTACTATATATGATTTATCGCATAATAATTCTGGATTAGAAGAACATGTTTGTGCATCATTTATAACATTATAAGCTATAAAACCAACTACTATATAGGCTACTAATGATAATATTGTCCTTACTTGATTATTTTCTTCATAGTTTTTTTGTTCTTTTTCAGGTAATTCATCTGCTTTTACAGAACTGTATATTATACCTCCAATTATACTTAATACTCCAAACATAAACCATAATTGCATCGGTTTATTCTTTTTATTCCAATTTCTCATTAAAGCTACTAAAGCTACAAAAAATACAATAATACCTACTGTAATAATTCCACCTATACCTTGAAAGAAATTATCTGAATTTAATTTAAATATATATGAACTGTGGATAAGGTAGTATATTATAGCTATAATAATACCATAATCATATACATAACTGTTTGCCATTATATAATATATATAATATTTTAATATTCTAATAAAATTTGAATAATATTTAAAATTATTTCAATAATTAAATATAAAATGCTATTAAATATTAAAATTGATCAGACGAATAGAGAACATTATGATTATTTAAATAGCTTATATACAGAACATAATCATTACCATGAAGGAGATAGTGGATTAGATTTATATTGTCCTGAAGAAATTATAGTTGAACCAGGTGAAACTAAAAAAATCAACCTAAATATATCTTGTGAAGCAACTAAGAAAGTTTTACAACCAGATGAAAATGATTTATTAACGTTTATGACAATGCCTACATCATATTTTCTCTATCCAAGGTCATCAATTATTAAGACTCCATTAAGGATGGCAAATTCAGTTGGTATTATTGATGCAGGGTATCGTGGAAATATTATAGCTTGTGTAGACAATATTAAAAATGAATCATTTACAATTGAAAAGGGGACACGATTATTTCAGATTTGTTCTCCCGACCTTAGTCCATTAAAGTTTAATTTAGTAAATACTTTAACAGAGACCAGTCGTGGTGAAGGTGGGTTTGGTTCTACAAATAATTAGTTATATAAAATTAAATATTATCTATTATTTTTTATATGGATGATAAATACAAAATAATAGATAATAGAAAATCTGATAAATTAAAAAAAACTACCCTTTCTGGTTATAAAAAAACAGATGTATTTAATGCTTTATTTAAAAGTATAGGAGCTAAAAAAATAGAAAATGCATGTAATTGGATTACTGAAGCAATATGTTCAGGCTATATAGAAGATTCTTGGAATAAATTATTATTATATGCTTCAGATACAATAACTATAAATAGTCCTAAATTACCTAATTATCTTTATAAAAAGAATGTATTATTCTATAATATTTATAATAATACAAAAGATAAATTAGAATTAAGGAATGATCAAAATATAAGAAATCTTTTTTTTTCAATCGTAGTTATTTTATCTTTAGCACCCAAAAATAAAATATATAATAAATATCCTAAACTAAAAGATACAGATTTTGATTATAATATATTTTCAAACCGTTTATTTGCCGAAATGGTCATATTACCAGATGATTTTATCCATTATAATGAACCAGAAGAGTTAAAAGTTTTTTTTAATGAAATATATACACATCTAAAGGATACAAAAGGTGGATATAATAAATCAATATACTGGATTATTTGGTTACTTGAATGGGAAAAGAAAAATAAAAAAATAAATACAACACAATGGTTCATAGATTCTAGAGATGTAGATGTTAAACAGAACTATAAATCCGATTTAATATGGATTATATGGGAGATTATATTACTAGAACTTAAAGAGAAAGATAAGTTTATAAAAAAACAAGTTCTATCATTATATGAACTATATAAATATGAATTTACAGCGGGAAAGAGGAATAAAAGGTTGCCTTACGTATATAGCTCTGTTGCATATTTATGTAATAATATAGATCAAAGTATTAATATTATAAATGATAAAGATATCTTAATACAATCACAAATAAATAATAATAAAATGTTTGAATCAAAAAAAATAAATGAAACAAATGATTTAAAAAATATGCCAACTATTAAAATTCAACATGTTAAGAAATCTAAAAATGTGGATGAAGATAAAGAAAAATGTATTGATAAGTTAACATTATTTAATGATATTGATAGTATAGTATCAAAATAATTATAAATATATATAATAAATGGAACTTGAACATATCTTAATTATTCTACTAATATTATTCATATTATACAGTCTAAAAAAAGATGATGAAGTAGAACCATATAGGAATTAATTATTATCTAAACATCTTTGATAACATTCATTCCAATTATCTGCACCTGTACAATTATTTGAACAATCAAATAATTTATCTGCCTTCATTCTTTGACGAGTTGGGTATCCTGAAACTGTTTCATATACTTCTGGACCAATACCCATTTGTGGATAATTTAGATTTGTTGTTGCTGAATGTGTATCACTTATAGTTGGATTTGAGCGAAAATAAAAAAATATTCCCAGTAAAATTAATATAATAACTCCTACAACAATTAACCATAACAACAAATTATTACTATCTTCATTTTTCTTATTCTTATTTTCATTTCCCTTATCTTCTTTATTTTCCATTCTTTCAGTAATATTATATCCGTTAAATAATATATACATTAATACAATTATTAATAATATCTGTTCTATATTCATATAGTATTATAATACATATTTATTTTTCTATATATTTCTGAAGTAATTCTTTATAATTCCATTCCTCTTCATTTGCAATTAATTTAAGCAATACCATATTCTGTATTTTAATGTATAATTCTAGTTTCTCGAGGATATCTTCATCAATAAACATTTATATTTTTGTGTAATAAATAATAAAATTTTCAAATTAATATTTTAAGACATAGTTATAAATATATATATATATGTATTATGGATACTTTACCATGTGATATAATAAATAATATATTAAGGAAAGTAACATGTGATAATACACCACTATTAACATATAGATTAAAATATGTTAATAGATCATTTAATAAATTTATAGATAAAGAAGAGTATGAAGTATGTAAATACTTACTAGATACAGAAAATAATAAAGAAAAACTATATAAAAATGGTAATAAATCAATATATACATGGTTATATGGAAATGGTATATTTATCAAATATATAGATGTATTTGGTTTAATAAAATATAATAGAAGAGATATATTAGATTATTCAATGAATTATAATAAAAATATAAATATTATATTTAACCGTTTTTACTTAACAAATTTAAATAAAAAATTTAATATATTTGAAATAGGATATCAAGGTAGATCATTTTTCATATATGCATGTGAATTGGGAAAATTAGATATATGTAAATTTTTTTTAAATAGTTATAAAAATAATGAAATTGATAAATATACATGTTATAATTCACAAGTTGAAGAAGGTATAAATACTTGTTTGAGATATAATCATTCAAATGTATATAAATATTTAATTAAATATCATATTGATAAAATTTGAATTTTATTATTATTTAAAATAATAAACTAATATATAAATAATAATGAGAGTTCAAAAAAGAAATGGATCTATGGAAGAGGTGTCTTTTGATAAAATTTTAAATAGAATTAAGAGTCTATGTAATGATCCAAATCTTAAAAAACTTAATGTAGATCCATCAATTATAGCACAGAAAGTATGCTCAGAAATATATGATGGAGTTACAACTGAAGAATTAGATATTTTATCTTCAGAAATATCAATTTCTCTATATTCTACAGATACTGATTATAAAATACTTGCTTCAAGAATTATTATTTCTAATCATCACAAAAATACTTCAAGTGATTTTAAAGAAGTAATTGATAAACTTTATAATTTTAAAAGAAATGGTGAGAAAGAAAATTTAATCAGTGAAAATTTATATAATCTAGTCCAAGATAATATCAACGAAATTAACGATATGCTCGATTATAAGTTTGATTATAAGTTTGATTATTTTGGATTTAAAACATTAGAAAGAAGCTATTTGCTAAAAGTTGATGATAAAATTATTGAAAGACCTCAACATTTGTATATGAGGGTAGCTTTATCTATTCACCGCAATGATATTAATAAAGCATTTGAAACATATTTAGGTATGGCTAATCAAGATTTCATTCATGCTACACCAACATTGTTTAATGCAGGAACAAAAAGGGAACAATTTTCAAGTTGTTTCTTACTTATGATGCAGGATGACTCAGTTATAGGTATTTATGATACATTAAAAGATTGTGCTAAAATCTCAAAACATGCTGGAGGTATTGGATTAGCTATTCATAATATTAGGCCTAAGGGTTCATTCATTGCTGGGACAAATGGTTATTCAAATGGAATTGTTCCTATGCTTCAAGTTTATAATAATACAGCAAGGTATATAGATCAAGGAGGTGGAAAAAGGAATGGTTCATTTGCTATATATTTAGAACCATGGCATGCAGATATATATGAATTTCTAGAACTAAAGAAAAATAATGGCAATGAACATGAAAGAGCAAGAGATCTATTTTATGGTATGTGGATTTGTGATTTATTTATGAAAAGGGTTGAGGAGAATGGTAAATGGTCTCTATTTTGTCCACACAATTGTCCTGGATTACAAGATACTTGGGGTTCCGAATTTGAAGAATTATATATGAAATATGAAAAAGAAGAAAAATATATCAAAAGGGTAAATGCTCAAGAATTATGGTTTGCTATCCTTACTTCACAAATAGAGACTGGAACACCATATTTGGTATATAAAGATGCTTGTAATATGAAATCAAATCAACAGAATCTAGGAACTATTAAATCATCTAATTTATGTACAGAGATTGTAGAATATACTAGTAAAGAAGAAACTGCTGTTTGTAATCTTGCTTCAATATCTTTAAAAGCATGCTTAGATTATAAAAACTATAGCGAATATTCATTTAGAATTTATTCTAAACCAGGGTGTCTATATTGTGAAGCAGCTGAAAGGTATTGTAATAAATACAATATTAATTATGAAAAATTATCCTATAAAGATTTAACTCTATCAGGAGTATATCCTAATGGTGTTAAATTTCCACAAATCTATATTAAAAATGGTATTAATTATACTCATATTGGTGGATTTACCGATCTAGAACAATATATGAAACCAACATATAATTATACGAAACTAAAGGAAATTACTAAAATATTAGTTAGGAATTTAAATAATATCATTGATTATAATTATTATCCAACTGAAAAAGCAGAATTATCTAATTTAAGACATAGACCTATTGGCATTGGTATACAAGGGTTAGCAAACGTATTATATGAGATGAAAACATCATTTGACGATGATTATGGTAAAGAATTAAATAAGAATATTTTTGAAACAATATATTATGCTTCATTAGAAGCGTCTTGTGATATTGCAAAAGAAAGAGAAAATGACATGGTTAAACTAAAAGGAATGTATATAAATCAACCAGAACTACAAGAAGATATTAAAACTTTATATAATAAGTTAAATCCAACAGATGAAGAATTAAATAGAGATGAATATCTTGGAACATATTCAACTTATATTGGATCACCAATGTATAATGGAAAATTACAGTTTGATTTATGGAATAAAGAAGTAGATAATAGTCTACATGATTGGACTAAATTAAGGGAATATATTAAGGAATATGGCATTAGAAATAGTCTACTTGTTGCCCCTATGCCAACTGCATCTACTTCACAAATTCTTGGTAATTATGAATGTTTTGAACCAGTCATGTCCAATATATATACTAGAAGGGTTTTATCTGGAGAATATATGGTTATTAATGAATATTTAATTGAAGAACTAAAAATATTTAATATGTGGAATAGTAAACTTAAAGATAGATTAATAGCTGATAATGGTTCTATTCAACATATAGAAGGTATCCCTCAGTGTATTAAAGATAGATATAAAACTTCTTGGGAATTAAAGCAAAAACATATAATTGATATGTCAGCTGATAGAGGTCAATTTATTTGTCAGTCTCAAAGTTTAAATCTATTTATGGAATCTCCAAACTTTTCTAAATTATCTTCAATGCATTTCTATGCTTGGAAAAAGGGATTAAAGACAGGTATGTATTATTTAAGGACTAGACCATCTAGTAGTGCTATTAAGTTTACAATTAATCCAGAAACTTGTGAATCTTGTTCAGGATAATATTATATATTAAAGATTAATAAATATATTAATTATATTATGGTGATACATTACACCGACGAAGATGTTAAGGAGTTATTTGATTCTGATGAATTTAATAATAACTTATTAGCATATAAAAAAGATAATTCAAAAAAAATATCTGAATTATCTTCATTTTTTAATTCATTGGATATTAATAAAAAATATTATAAGATGAATATATCAAGTAAAAATAAAAAATTTAAAAATAATTTATCTGATGAAACATTAATTATTAAATATATTAATAATGAGTTAAATAAAGTAACAGAAGAGAATATTTCTGTTACTATTCAAAACATTAATAATAAAATTTTAGAAAATAAAACTTTATTGCCAATAATAATAGATACAATTATAAATAAATGTATATATCAATTACAATATATTGATTATTATATTAATATACTAATGGAATTATTAAATATAAAATCTAATATTGATATAGATTCTATTATAAGGAAAAAATCTAATGAGATTTTTTCTATTGATATAGAACTGGAAGATACTTATGACAATTTATGCAAAGTTAATAAAAATATTGATGAATTTATAGGTATTAGTATATTAATTATAAAACTTGAATTATTATCTGTTATAAATGATTATACTGATAATATAATTGTGAATATGATGGAAAAGGCTAAAATAGATGATAATGATATAAGTTATAAATATATATTATCATTATATAATATATTTAAGCTTCTTGATAAAGATTATGTAAATAGAAATTTAGATAAATTAAAAGAACTTTCTAATAACGAAAAAATTTGTAAAAAGAATAAATTCAAAATAATGGATATTTTAGACTTAATAAAGACTTAAAGTTATAGAATTAAGTATTAAAAAGATGTACTACTGCAATGTCCGTTTTGATAATATTACTTGCGATACAAGTAATGAGTTAGATTTTTATAATAATACAATGGATACAATTGATACAAATATTATTATAAATGAAAATTTATTATATAAAACGAATAAGTATAATAAATTATGTGAAATAAAATATGATTTATTAAAATATATAAATAATGAAACTAAAGAGTTAGATTCTTTACTAACAATAGAAACAGAAGCAGATATGGATATTCGTAATAATATATTAAGTCATATTAATGAAAATACATCATCTATTAAAGAAAATGTATCATCCATAGATGAAAATGTATCATCTATTAAAGAAAATACATCATCTATTGATAAGCAAGAATTATCTATAGAGAAAAGTATATCACCAATATTAAAAGAAATGATAACTACAATAAATAAATTTAAACAAGAATTTACAATTAAACAAGATAATTTATTAAATATAGAAAAAAAATTTATAAAAGAAATAAAAAAAAATAGACATGATGTAAATGTTATAAATGAATTAATTAATAAAACAGGTGATCTTACAATGACTTATATAGAAGAAGGTAGTGATGAAGATATCTTAATAGATAAAATGATAGAACTATCAAAAACTATTAAAGATAATAGTAAAATATATTCTATAAAAGATAAATATGTTAAAGCAAGAATAGATATGATTGAATATATTGAAGTTACTAAATATTTAAATAATTTTAATACTGGTAATACTTGTTCAATATGTTTAAGTAATAAAGTAGATAAATATTATGTCCCTTGTGGACATACTTGCTGTAAGAAGTGTGCAGAAAGGTCTTTATCATTAAGTAATTCATTCGCCACTCACTCTTATAATAAGTGTGAATTTTGTAGAACTACAATTGAAGAATATAATAACTTATATTATAATTAGTTTTTTTTTAAAATCATTTATTTTTTTTATATCTATTATATTATAAAAGATGACAAATTATGATGTTACAACTTTTTCGGATGGGAGTTCGCAGACACTTAGCCAAAGCGACAGTTTAGAATTGAAAGAAAAATATAGAATTGAAGTTGATCATGCAACAAATGGTTTTAATTTTGTTATTGCAAACAATAACATTTTAGATCACTCGGAATGGGCGGGGGGATTCACAGGGGATTTTACAGTAAAGGTCACGCGACACAAGAACCCTTCTCATGCAACACAAAACAAGCAAGTTCAGGGCACAGCAACCTTCACCATTACAGTTTCAGCACCAGAACCTGAGCCTGAGCCTGAACCAGAACCTGAACCAGAACCTGAGCCTGAGCCTGAACCAGAACCTGAGCCTGAACCAGAACCTGAGCCTGAGCCAGAACCT